AAGCGTGAGCCAATCACAAGGGACACGATAGCACGAATGTCAGCATTCAGAAGGCATCAGCAAAACAAAGATGTTCCCTATTCAGAAGGGTGCGGTGGCTTGATGTGGGACTGTTGGGGTGGTGATTCAGGAATCAGTTGGGCAGAGAACAAATTAAAAGAGATTGACAAAGAAAAGCAAGGTTTAAAAAGGATACCTTATGTTTTGGGATCAGTTGGTGGTGGGAAAACAAAGTAACTCATAAAATGGTACACATATAAAATATGTACTTATTAATTTAAACAACTTAAATCATGGCGGACAAAGCAACATTCATTTCAGAATTAGCGACACTTGTTAAAAAACATTTGTCACCAACAAAATTGAATTTCAAAGACATCATGCTACCTGATGGAAGCACACTTCGTTACGAAGGTGATATGCCAATGGTACAGATGCCAGTGACAATAGTTCAACCTGATGGATCAGAACTACCTGCACCTGATGCTATCTACGAAATGGAAGATGGCACAAGCATCGAAGTTATCGATGGAATCATTGTAACTGTTACACCACCAGTGGCAGAGGCAGAAGTGGATGCAAAAGACAAAGAGAAGGGGATGCCGACAACGCCACATGAGATGGAGAACAACACAGCAACTGTAAAGACACTTATTGAAACGCACACCAAAGAGCATCACTTCACAAAAGAAGAAGTGACATCATTGTTGGAGCAGTCAGTAGTTAACATGACAGAGAAATTTGCAACAGCAACAAAAGAACTTTCGGACAAGATAGAAGTAATGGAAGGATATAATTCAGATTTGAGTGCATTGGTATTAAAGTTCAGCGAACAACCTGCCGAAACATCTGTAAAGAAACTACCAGTAAACTTGAAGTCAGAGCCAACCAACAAACGTGAAAGTTTAGAGGAGTATCGCAATCGAATGAACACACAAAAATAATTCATAAAAAATAAACTAAAAAAAAATAAACAATGGCAACATTTTCATTAAGCGGTCTATCCGCTTACACAGAAGAAAACAGAGCAGACATCGTAACCAAATCCATTCTTGGAGCAAGAACAATGGGACTTATTGATGTTCGTGCAGGAATCAAATCAGCAATGAAGATTCCTATCCTTGATACCACATCTAACTTCCAAGTGGGAGGATCATGTGCGTTCAACACATCAGGAACAACAACAGTAACACAGACAACTATCACACCAGTTGCTTTGAAATTAAACATGTCATGGTGTCCATCAGAACTTGAAGCGTATTTCACACAGAAATATCTTAAAGCAGGTGCATTGTATTCAGGTACATACGATTCACAAGATGGCATCGACAATGCGTTCTTCACAGCAATAACTGACCGAGTTCAGGCATACATCAACAAACAAGTTGAAGCGATGTTGTGGTTAGGTAACACAGCAACGACTGCTGATCCTAACTTGAAATTGATGAACGGATTCATCAAGACTATCGACACAGCAGCAACAGCAGTAGCAGCAACACAACAAACATCTATATCATTGGCATTAGTGCGTGGTATATTTGAGGAAATCATCTTCCAAAAGATTCCTAATGCAATTTTAGGTGACAATCCAGTTGTATTCTGTTCGCAAGAAGATTTCCGTTTACTTTTGAATAAACTTTGGGTTGACAATTTATACAGCTACATTCCAACAGCAGCAGAGAATGCAGGTCTTGAATTCACATATCCAGGTTCAAACGTGAAAGTTGTTGCAGTACCAGGACTAAATTCCGACAACGGAACAGGTCTTCCAACAGCAGCAAAGCATCGTATCTTCGCAGGAACAACAAGCAACTTCGTTGTAGGTGTTGACCTTGAAAATGACATACAGAACTTTGACCTTTGGTATTCAAAAGACAATCGTGAAGTTAGAATGGTAATGGACTTCAAACTTGGTGTTGCGAATCATTTCACAGACCAAATCGTTCAGTACAAAAATCAATAATATTTAACCAAGAAATGGGAGTGGGGTAACCTGCTCCCAATTCTTAAATACGAAATAAGAAATGGCATGTACATTAGTAAGTAGTTTCCCTATCGGATGCAGAGCATCAGTAGGTGGAATTCAAGAAATCAAAATACACGCAATGCCAAGTGATGCAACACTTGCTGCACAATACACACTTACAAGTGGTGTTGTTGCAATAACAGGAGCATCGTTGTCAGGATGGTACACATTGTCTTGTGAGAAACAAACAGCGAATCTTAAAGATTCAGCAACTGTCAATGTTCAGAATGGCACAGTGTTCTATACAGAAACTTTGGTATATATCTACAACCAACTACAAGCATCATTCCGTAACGAATTACAGAACTACGCACAAGCACGAGTTCAGATAGCAGTTAAAGATCGCAATGGTAATATCTGGTTGTTAGGTTATCTTCGTGGACTTGATTTGAGTGCAGGTGAATCTGATTCAGGCACAGCAGATGGTGATCGTAGCGGTTACTCATTAACATGGATGGGTATGGAAGTTTCTCCAATATCTTCAATGTCATCAGCGAACTACGCATTGTTAGTAACATAGAAATTGTTTTCATAGTGGAGTAAGGTTTGAGAGTTTGGTTAGCAATAGCCAAACTTTCTTTTTTATACAAAATTCATAATCTTACTTATATTAATATGTTGAAGATTATCAGACTACAATCTAACAGTGTGCCAGTCACACTTACCGAAAAGACAACATTGACATCACCTTACTACTTGGTCGTGTTCAATAACTTGGCAACAAATGAACTTGTGTATGCTATATGTCCAGATACATCCACACAGACAACGAGATACAACCTACTCACTATAATTGAATCGAACACATCTATTCCATTGTCAGGTCAGGTGAAGTTGGTTGAGGGGACATATCAATATAAAATTTACGAGCAGACAAGTTCATCAAATCTTGATCCATCACTATCAACTTCTTTGGTTGAAACAGGACTATTGAAAAGCACAACAACAGCAACAAGCTCATTCATTGACAACACTTACACAGAAGAATTCGTATGGCAGAATTAACAAATATCCCAACAGCATCACAATGATTCTTGACCTTCGGCAATCAAGACCTTCCTGCATTCGTTGAAAAGAAAGACAAGCACTATGTATTGTTTGGGCAGTTCAATGACTATCCATACTATCTTATTGACCTATACACAAGGAGTGCATACCACAAGACTATCATTGACCAAAAGGTAAGGTATCTTGTTGGCAATGGATGGACTTACGATGCACGAACAGCAACGGTGCAGAAGCAATCAATGGTAAATGATTTTCTTACAAAGAACTTCGGCAATGAAACTTTGAATCAGGCATCACAGAAGTGGGCGAATGATTTGGAGCTGTTCAATGGCATGGCAGCAGAAGTCATCTACAACAAGGGTGGTGCATTGTCATCTATCAATTACATTGACTTTGCGAATGTGCGTAGCAGTCCTGACAAAAAGAAATATTACTACACATCACGTTGGTACACATTGGATGGGGTTGGTAATCGCAAGATGAACAAGAATCCAGAGAACGAGCCAGACTACAAGGTCTTTGATGCGTATGATAAAGAAGCGACAAATAAGAAGTCACAACTTTATTATTTTTCTGTGTACCATCCTAATCAACAAGTCTATCCTTTACCATCTTATAGTGGTGCGGTGATTTGGATAAATGTTGACATTGCATTAAGTGATTTTCATTATCATAATATCAAAAATGGTTTTGTTCCTGCACACATCATAAACTTTTACAATGGAGTGCCTGATGAAATCAAGCAGGAAGAAATTGAGAATCGGATACTTGAAAAGTGGACAGGCGAAAAAGGGCAACGCATTGTGTTGAACTTTGCCATGAGCAAAGAAACAGGAACAGATGTGCAGACACTTGCAATGAGTGACATTGACAAGCAATACATTGAGGTAGCGAAGCAAAGTGAAACGAAAATCTTTTCAGCACACTTTGCGAATCCAATTCTTTTCGGCATAGCGAGAGAGGGTGCATTGGGTATGCGTTCCGAGATTGAGATTGCACACAATGAGTTCAATCAAATGTACATCATACCACGACAGAAGTTAATTGAAGACATGGTTAACATGTTCATCGGTGACTTTGAAATTGGTGTTGATTTGAGATTGAAAACAGTACAGCCATTAGGATTCACACTTCCAAACGCATCACAAAAAACTATTGATACTATACAGGCATTAAATTCTTTACCACAAGCGGTGGCACAAAAGATATTAGATTCTATGTCGGCATCACAAATATTGGGGTTGATAGGCATCGAAACAGAAGCAACAGAAACAACCAACATTCAGGCACACTTCAATTCACAAGCGAACATTGAAATGTTTCTTGCTTGTGGATCACCAAAGGCAGACTATGAGATATTGAAATCGCAGTCATTGAAATTTACAGAAGGGATGAACTTTGATGCGTATGAGAACGAGCTGAAAGAAAGTTACTTTAATTTCGCAGAAGAAATAGTAACGAAGGGTGGAATAGTTGGTGACATCATAATTAGCAATCCAACGAAATCAGAGATAGCAAAGGCAGATGTTCAGCAACCTGAACTTGTTGTGTTATATTCCTACGAGCTTTCA